ATGCCGATTCGCTGCACATTCGTTTTGAACAATCAGTCGACGTCAGCTTTCCACTGTCCAACCGTAGGCACTCTACCTGCGTTTTCGGGACGCGGTTCCGGACGCGATAATCCAGAAGCAACCGCGATCGAAAAGATCGGCCCGATACCCAAGGGCATCTACTACATCGTGGACCGCCAGTCAGGCGGCAATCTCGGTTGGCTCTATGACCTGTGGGGTCAACTCGGATACGGTACGTCCGATCACACGAAATGGTTCATGCTTTGGAATAGAGACACGGGCGATAGCACGTATGTGGGTAAAGTGAAGCGCGGCGCATTCCGTCTGCATCCGATTGGCCCGATGGGGCTAAGTGAAGGGTGCATTACCGTTACCAACACAGCTCGCTTCGAGAGGTTCGCTGCGTTCCTCCGCCAGAAGGGCGCAGACCTGACTGTTCCGGGTACGAACCTCAAGGCTTACGGCACGGTGGAAGTGAAATGACGAAGCTCGGAAAATTCGCGCTCAGCACGAGCATTACGCTCGTTGGCGGATGGGCACTCGCCAACCTAGTGATTCGACTTCCCGCTGAAATGCCCGGATTTCTGGACAATGGCATCCGCGCCGTGCTGAGGCTGACCGGACATCGCGAACTCGCGAATCCGGACGACATGGAAGTGCTGGCGATGACGGCAATTCTCATCGCATCGATCATCGTCGTCGGCGTGCTAGTCGCCCTCGCGAACACCATCATTAAGCGATCACTCGCTCGCAGAACGGCTCACTGAGTCTCGCCATAACGGCACAACAACGTGAGAGATAACGAACTCCACGGCGTCGGCTGGCCTTGTTCGCCGTGGGCGGGTCAACACAGCGCGCCCCGATCGCAATCGGCGCATGGCGTTCCGGTTGCCGGCCGCAGCCACAGTGAATTGAAATCCTCCGCGAGGCGGCGTCGTGATAACGCCGCCTCGGCCCCGAGCGCCATCACGTTTAATCAACTGCCACGGCTTATTGATCGCCGCACGTGCCTGGTTTGCATACAGCCAGGCGAGCAAGCAATGGAGCGCGAGGGTTAGTAGCAGCAAGGATCGGGCAGAAAAACCCACACCACCGCAGGAATAGCCCCCTGAGCGATATCTATGCAATTGCCCGCCAAGCCTCATGGCGGAAGGCAGCCGACTTTATCAGCCGGCGCGAGAGCCTTGATAGGTAAGGATTCCGCGCAGCCGAAAAACGGCTACCCACAACCGTACCCACAATCGCGAAAACGCTATCCCCAACCCTACTTTCCGGCCGGCTTCCAGCCGCAGTTCTTGCCGCCAGCGAGGTTGTGCGTCAAGATCGCGCGCGCGGTATCGTCGCTCAGGATATCCGTCTTGCTGACGTAGATCGGCTTCGTCCAGTCGCACGCGGTGTCCGTCACCCGGGTCTTGACGACGATCTGCGGCTCACACGATGCTGCCGACTTAGTCGCGGGACCATCCGTCGCGCAGTTGCTGTTCAGCACCGCCAGCAGGCAGAGCGCCAACGTTCGTTTCTGCATCGTTTCTCTCCTTTGCAGCGGCCGCGCCGGCTTGCGCCGCGTCGGCATTCGCCTGGGCTTCCGCATTCGCGGACTGTGCAACCTGCTCGCGCGCAGCCGCGGCGGTCGCCTGCGCTTCGGCAGTCTTCTGCCCGGCCTGAGCGGTCGCCGTGCGGGCTTGCTGATGTCGGAACATGCCGAACAGCACGCCTGCCACCGCGAGCAGCCACGGGCCGAATTTCAGCAGGATGGGGATGATCGTCATGACGCGCTCCAGTGGCCGGTGAGGAAGAGATCGCGCTCAGCTGCGCGCCGGCGCACGAGACCGGGCTGCACGACGCCGCCCGCGCGGTTCCACGCGGGAAACTGATCGGCCGCGCCAGCGAAGTCGCCGATGTTCAGGTGCCGCAAGAGCGTCGATGGCTGGCCGCTGGCGAGCGTGATGATGCCATCGCGCCCTGGATCGCCTGCTCGCCGCGCGCGGCCGGCCCCAACGTTGTTCACGATGCTCGTCATGGCTGCCTTCTGCTGCGCCGACAGTTGCACGCGCGCGGCCTGGTCGATGAGCGCTGCCGCGGCGCGCAGGTTCGCGTCGTGGCGCGCGTCGGCGGTCGCCTGCGTCCAGACCGTACCCTCGCGCACATCCGGCCCGGTCGAGCCCCACCCGCATGTCCACGGCGCGCCACTCAGCGCGCGCAGCGCGGGATCGCTCGGGATCGGCGCGCCGCCGAGCACCTTGTACCAGAGGCCGCGCGCCTGCAGTGCTTTGCCGAGTAGCGACGCTGGGTCAGGATAGGCGGTCAGGTAGCAGCTTTCGAAGTGCTGCGACAGCGGACGACAGAGCGCGAGCCACGCGTCGTCATCTGCATCGGATGGAACGTTTTTCGGTACAGCCGGCGCGATTTCCGCACCACCCATCGCGAAACCCATATCAGGAGCGGCTGGAAGTGGTGCAGTAGGATCCTGGATGTCCGTTTTCGTCGACTCGATCGAGGACGTCGGCACGTCGACGACCGGCGCCGGGTTCACGCCGAACAGCCGCGCGAGCGCGCCGAAGAGATCACTGAGCCCCATCGCCCCCTCCCTTCGCCGTGAACTCGATCACACGGGCGATCATCGCGAGCACGACGCCAGCCGCCGGCCAGAACGTCTGTGGGATGCTCGGGAAGTACGTCTGCACGTAGGGGTAAATGCTCGGCCAGTTGTCGGCCAGCATCTGCGCGAGGTGCGGCGCCGCGGCGAGCAGCGCGCTCAGCGCGAACATGATGCGCATCTCGCTCCACTTCCATGCCTCCCTCCAGTCTTCAACGAGTCGAATGCTCATGACGGTTCCCCCTTCGGAAAGAGCTTCTCTTTGATCTGAAGCCAAATCAGGATCAGTGATGACAGACCGACGAACCATGCGATATCATGGCCCGCAAGCCAATTCCAAGCGGCAATGGCGAGCCCTCCCGGACCTGCGATCGGCGCCGATGCATTCAGGACGGCGCTTGCCGCGCTGGCGATGATTTCCTTGCTCATTAATGCCACTCCACAGTCAGTCGAGCCGTGTTCGACACGTTGAGTGCGCCTCCCGAAAGCTGCTGCACCTGCGCCGTGATGATCTGGCCCGGCGTTACCGGAATGACGCCAGAACAAACCGACGTTTGTGACGTGCCGCTGGAATTTCTCTGATCGGATGCGACCGGTGCCCCCGCCAGGTAAATACCTGCATAGCGTTGACCCGTCGCGTTGTTATCCCACGAGAGATTGAGGGTAATCGTTGCCCATTTGATATTGTTCGGGACAACGATGTTTGTCGGAGTACCGGATTGCCAACCAGCGAGCCGATCGTATTGCGAACCAGCCCATGAGAGCGCCGTCACCGTATTGTTCGGAATCGATTGCAGCGCGCTCAAATAGCAGTTCGTAATCGCAGGCTGAGAACCCCACGTCATCAGGCCGAGGCGGTTCGCGAAATCCAGCGAATCGCCGAAGATCGAGATGTCCGCACCGTTGCCGACCACCACCTGCTGAAGCACCGTATAACCCGGCAAATTGCCTGAGCGGCACCAGGCGCCATGTCCGAAGCTCGGCAGATTGCTGCTGCTGATCGGGTTGATCGTCGTGAGCACTTCGGTAATGCCCACACATGCGTAGAAGAAGTGGTTCTGCGCGAGCGATCCCGGATAGGCGGTCGAGATCGGATTCGAGCCGGTATCAGATGCATGCAGCGCAAGCGTCCCGTTCCATCGGCAGTTGAAAAAGGTGTTGTCGTCAGAGTTTTCGATATTGACGTGACGGCTCGTATAGTCCGAATTGAACCACTGGCAGTTCTTGAAAATGCACTGATTCACGCCGCCTTTCAGGCCATTGCCATACATCAGCACGGATTTCGCCGTGTTGCCGGTGATCTTCGCAGTCGACACCACCCAGTTGTCGAACTCGCACAATGAGAGCGATGTGTTCGTGCCCGAGCCGCCGTTGTAGAGGTCATTGACCGTTACACCGAGCGAAACACCGAGCGTGGTGTGCTGCACGACGGACCAGTCGGCATAGCGCGCGCCCCGCGTCGAGATAATCTTGACGCCCTGCTGCGCAATATTGTTGCAATCGAACATGATGCCTTCGATGCCGCCGCCCTCGAGCGGCGCGCTCACCGGAGACACGACGTCTGGCGGGCTGATCGTCAGCATGGTCGCAGCGGCGACGCCGTTCCAGACAATCCGAGTTCCGGCCGCCGCGACGATATTGGCCCACGAATTTTGAAAGGGCTGGTTGCCATCAAATGCGCCGCCATAGCCCTTCAGTCGGATGTACGGCGTACTGATCACGATCGGCTGCGAGATGGTCACCGCGCCGCGCGGAAGCAGCACTGTGCCGCCCGTTCCATTCGCGAGATAATTGATCGCGCGCTGGATTGCATTCGTGAAATCGAGGTCACCGATCTGAAAATAGTCGGCAGCCGAGATGGTTTCGTAGAGTTTCTGTGCAACCGTGCGCGGCGCTGCGCCCGTCCCCTGCTGTGTGAAGCCAAGAAGGGATGACGAGTTGGTGCTGGTCATCTGACGATATGTCACATAATCGCCAGCTGACACGCCGTCAGCCGCGCCCGTAATCTTGAAGCCGTTCATCGGGAGATTGGCGGTCGGCAACCCCTGCCCATCTCTCGTCACGCAATTCGACAGCCCATTCGCGATGTCCTGTTCCTGGGTCATCATGCGCAACGAGCTAATATTTACTTGATTCGCGGCGTCGGTCTGCCAGTTAAAAACCAAATTAAATACGCCGTTTCCGTTAAATGGCATGGTGAACCCCTATGCAAAATTCGATGACTGCCTTGGCTCCGTTGATGGCGCTGCTCATGTACGTGATCCTCAAATCAGGGGTTTCCGCTTGGCGTGCGCGGCGCCGCATTCAGAAGAAGCGCTCCAACAGTTCGTTGCTGCGCCGCATTACCCGTCGCCGGGACGGCATCTGAGAGGCGCGCGGCCAGTGCGCGATTCACGAACATCCGATTTCCTGCGTTGTCGATCAGGCCTCCGACATACGGGAGATGCCGCAGGCCGTTCCCTACCAGGGCGCCGAGCGCGGAAGCAGTATTCGAGGTGTTGACCGGCGATGCTGCCGGGAACGCATTCATGTAGGCGCCCACGCGGCCGATCGTATTGAGTTGGCCGATCTCATCGGGCGAGAAGAAAGCGGAGAGCTTCGTCGGGCCGAAAGCCTGCATCTGCTGCATGTATGGCGACGGATTGAATCGCGCATCACCGGCCGGATTCGCACCGAACCCCTTCGCGACAAGCTGCGCGCCGATCTGGCTGCGCGCCGTGGCGAGCGCATCGGGTGCGTGCTCGCGCAGCAGGCTCGCCAGAGCGACGACATCATCCGTCTTGCCGCCGATGATGAAGCGCCGCACGAAGTCATCGGCCGATACGCGATCGGCGGCCGCGGCCTCGAGCGCGGGGATCTGCTCCTGCAGCGCGAAGCGTTGCGCGGCCAGTTGGCGTGCGGGAGCGTAGACGCCGCCCTGATCATCGGCCGACAGAATCGCGTTCTTTACGCTGGTGCGCAGCTGGCCGAGCGCCGCATTCGTCGCTGGATCGTTGCTGGCATTGGCATTGATGACCTTCAGCAGGTTCTCGGCATTCTCGATCGTGAATGTCTTCTGCTGTGTGCCGCCCATCAGCCCGAGCTGATTGAAGTTGTTGCGCACGCCGCTCGGCACCTTGTCGCCGAAATCGTTGAGCACTTGCGCATAATCCTGAGCGACGCCCGTCAGCGGCACGTCGAGGTTCTTGCCGCTCGATGCGCGCGCCGCCGCGTAGGCGTCGCTCACCTGCTGTGACATCTGGTTGTCGATCGACTGAAGCGACGAGCGAATCGCGCTGCCAGCCGAATAAGCATCGGCCGGCGTGCCCGCGAGCCCATAGAGCGCCTGCTGCAGCTGCGTGTTCTGCTGGTTCAGACGGTTGGCGATCGGCGCACCCGTTGACGTGCCGCGAATATTCAGCTCGCGCGCATACTGCATCGGGTCGCGCGTGATCTGCCCGAGCGTCGGGTCGATGCCGAGGTTCTGGAAGTCAACCGCGCGCATGGCCGCGGCTGGATCGACCTGCGGATTGTCCTGGATCGCCTGCGTAACTTGGCGCCGCAGCGGCTGGAAGTTGCCGAACTGGTTGCTCGCGGTCGACGATTGCGGCGCGGCACCTACTACCAGCGACGGCGTCGGCCCATACGACTGCCGCGCGGCGGGCCCCATCTCGTTCATCGCTCGCTCGATCCCAGAATCCGCGCGCGCCTCGGCAGCGGCCTGCGGAATCGGAGCAGTCGGCATCATTCGTGCGCCAGCCGCGCGCAGCGCCGCCGTAGCTCCGGAAGCCGCTGCAATACCGGCACCGGCGCCGAGTAGTCCCGCGCCGATCTGTACAGGAGCAGGCAGTCCGAGCTCGCGCGCAGTGCCAGAGCCGAGTCCCGAGCCGGCTGCGCCGGCCAGTTGCATGCCGGGCATTGCCTGCAGGCTGCGCCCGACTGCCTGCATGGTCGGCGAAGCAGCGTTCCCTAGGACCGATCCAATACCGATCGCCGCGCGGCCGATTCCGGCGGTCGGCGCGACGCCCGCCATCGCCGATGCCGCGTCTTGCACAACGCGCTCAGTCGCGTTCTGTGGCTGCGGCAGCCCGACGGCGTTCTCGATGTTCTGGACTGATTGCGAGACGGGCTGCAGATGCGGCAGAAGCATCGACTGCTGACCAGTGGCCGTGCCAGGCAGATTCGAGCCGGCGACCTTCGCATATAGCGCATTCACCGGATCGGCGATCAGATGGTTGTAACCAGCATTCAGCGCGTCGCCGAGCATTGCCGGCAACGCAGTAATGCCCGTCACGCCGGCGCGTGCGGTGAGGCCGGCCTGTCGCGCAAGCTCGGCGCCGGTCGAACGCGGCGCCGCGGCAGCTGGTGCCGGCGCGGCCGCGGGGGATCCATTCACATCGGCGAGAAACTGCGCGGCGAGCCCGGTCGGCGCGGAAGTGCCAGCCGCCGGTGCGCCGCTCGCCGGCGCAGTGCCCGCATCCTTCATGAACTGAGCGGCGAAGTCGGTCACTTGAGCGCCCCCAGCTGTTGCAGCGCCTGGATCTTCCCGACGATGCCCGGATCCTGCGCGATCAGGTTCTTCGCGAACATGGCGCGCGCCACCGGATCTTTGATGCCGGTGTACTGGAAAATGCGCGGATCGGCGTTCTGGTCGAACGTCAGCTCCGCGTTGGTATAGCCGGCCGCATCATTCGCATTGCGCAGCGGCGCGAGCACGCGCGCTTTCGCCTGGACCATCTGCTGCGCGCCAATCAGGTTATCGGCCGCTTCGTTGATGGCGCCCTGCGTCATGTGCGAATTCGGATAGGCCGATTGCAGGATCGCGCGCGCGGCATCGGTGCCCATGCCGCCTTGGCCGAGCCGCGCGGTGATCTGGTTGGAGTATTTGTTGAGCAGATCGTTGGCCGTCGTCATGTCGGTCGCGCGCTCGCTGCCGGCCAGCGCCAGCAGGCTATTCGCATATGCGAGCCGATCGGACTGCGGGCCGACGATCGCCTTTCCGGCCAGCGTCTTGATGTTCTGCAGGTTCGAGATGACGCTCTGCGCTTGTTGGTTCTGCGCCGTCAGGTCGCTCCATTTCTTCGACAGTTCGCCCTGCTGATTCGTCGACGCGGCGCTCGCTCCGGCCACGACGCCCGGCGGCTGTGCCGCATAGATCGCACCGCCGCCAGCAGCCGATGCCGCACCCGCGCGCCGCGCGATGTCGCTGACATAGGAGGCGACCGTCTTGCCATTGCTGTCCGCGACGTTCTTCAGGTACGGCGTCGGGCTCCCCGCCGGCGCGACGTTACCCTCGCCCGAGAAATAGGCCGTCGCAATCCGGCCGAGGTCGCCGCCATAGTCTTGATTGAACTTCGCGAGCATGCGCTGTGCGACCGCATTGCGATCGGCAACGTTGTTCCACGACTCGCCCTGCTGCGCGAAACGATCGAAGGTCGGCTTCTGGATCTGGAACGGGTTGTCCGGCGCGGTCTTGCCGCCGCTCGTCTCCTGCTGCAGGAAGATCTGCGAGAGGTTCGGCACGCCCCCTGCGGCCGCGCCAGCGCCCCCCATCGCCGCCGCAGTGCGATTCGTGACGGGCAGAGGATTGCCCGCCGCGTCGAAGCCCGCATACGGGAGCGCCGCACCTTCGCCGGCCGTGCGCGCTTGTGCTGCGCTCGCGATCGCGTCGGCAGCACCGCGCAGCGGTGCGACGCCGGCGAGATTGCCGGACGCATCGAAGACCGGCTGCGCGCCGTCGGGCACATTCGGCGAATAGTAGAGCGGCTGGTTCGTGCGTGGATCGCGCGCGATTGTGCCGGGTGTTCCCTGATTCGGCGCGACGTAGTTCGCCTTGAACAGCGCATCCCGGTTCGCCGCAGCCGGATCCAGGCCGCCGGCGAGCGCCATCCGCGTCGCATCAGTCGGCGCGCCCCATGCCGCGGCGACACGCGCATAGCCCTCCGGCCCGAGCATCGAGTACAGCAGCATCGACTCCTGCGGCGTCTTGCCGGGCAGCGTCATCGGGCCAGCCATCGGCGCAGTCGCCCGCGGTGCCGGTGCTCCCATTGCCTGACCGAGCTGAACGGGCGTCGGCTGCGTAAGGCCGAGGCCGGCCGAGGGACCCTGCAACGCGCCCGTATCTGCGGCGGCCGGCGGCGGAATGTCGACGGACTGGCCGCCGGCATCTGACGGCGCGGCCGCCGCGCTGCCCGGCGTCGTGCCAAACGCATTCCCATACATCTGCCCCATGAGCTGCGCCTGCTGGCCCATGGAATCCATCGAAAGCTTATTCCCGACGTATGCATTCAGCAGCTTCGAGATCCCGTTCAGCGGGCTCACGTGATACGCGAGGCCCCCGATATTCGCACCGCCGTAATCGGCCGGCTGCAAGCCCTGCGCGAGCAATGCCTGGCCAACCGCCTGCCTCTGCTGAAGCTGCAGCAGGTTCTGTTGCTGATCGGGCGACAGCGTCGCGATCAGCGGGTTCTGCAGGAAACCCTGTGCGCCCGAGAAGTTCGAGGCCATATCACGCACCTCCCATCAGCATGCGGCCGATCTGCGAATTCATCGCGGGCATCGTCGGTCCCTGCGCAAGTACCGCCTGAGGCTGCGCGTAGCCGCCGAATTGCATCTGCTGCTGCGGACTCTGCTGGCGAGATCCTGAGAGCGCTTGTTGGATCATCATCATCGCGAGCGGATTGATGCCGCCGGCCGCCGACGACGAAATCGGCGATCCGGCCGCCGCAACCTGATCGGCAAGTCTGCCCCCAAGCGGCGAATTCCCCCACGCGCCTATGCTCGCGGAGGGATCGAGGCCGGAATACAGTCCTGCCGGAGCGCGGCCGAGCGCGGCCGCGAGATCCAGACTGCCGAGATTGAACAGTCCCATTTCAGGCCTCCAGCGCCCGGTTGTAATTCACGAGGTCATAGCCGCTCGGGTGTCGCACGACGGCATCCGGCCGCACGCGCTTCACCTCGTCGGCCATCAGGCCATGACGAACGGTGCCGGGCGCCTCCCAGCGATAGCGGAAACGGTAGAAATTGACGCCGTCACCGACCGGCCCGATCGCATGAATGTCGGTTTTTGAGCGCCGATCCGAAAGAAGGAAACCCATCAATCCGGCGCTACCGAGCCCGAACAGGCCGCCCATGGTCGAATTCGCGGATGCCACGCCCGTGTTGTACTGATTGAGCTGGCCTGCATACTGGTTCTGGAATGCTTGAGCGATGTTCGCGGGCGACGAGGCCGATTGCGCCGTGCCCGTATTGCCAGGCACGAGGCTGGCGAGCGTCGCGAGCTGAGAGAACGGAAGTTGCGCGAGCGATGCCTGCTGGCCGTAAAGCGCGCCTTGCTGCCCGAGGTTTTGCCCCTGCTGCCCGACAAGTCCTGCTTGCGTCCCCACCGCGGCGAGCTCGTTCTGCAACATCTGCGTCCCGATCTGCTGCCCGGTAAGGATCGATTGATTCGCCGCGTCGCTATACGCCTGATTCTTCGACAGGTTGAAGTTCTTCATCGCGTTGTCGTATGCCTGCGAGCCTGGCGTGAGGCCCTGATTCGCGAGCTGAGACTCGAGGCTTGTTTGCCCCTGCGAGAAGCGCGGGTCGAGATACTGCGTTTGCGCGGCATATGCAGCGTTCTGGCCGCGCTGCCCGGCAAGCTGCGCGGCGTTCGGGTCGATCTGCCCCGCCAGTGCGCCGAGCTTGCCATTCAGCGCGTCGTAGCGCGCCGTCAGGCCGCCTAGCCCGAACAGAGCATTGTTGACCGTCGAATTGGCGTTCCCCGCGGAGCCCATCGTCGAATTGATGAGACTCTGCAGCGGACCGCTCGCGGTGATGTTCGTGTTGTAGATCGGCGCGCCCGTTGCGGGATCAGTGCCGATCTGCGTCGACTGTTGCGAACCGAATGGGTTCGAGTAGTTGTTGAGGTTCAGCGCCTTGTTGAATTGCGCTGTCTGATTGTTCGTCTGGGTGGTTGCATTCGCAACGGCATACGGATCCGGGGCTGCAGGCGCATCGCCGCCCTTGCCGCCGCCTTCGAGCGTTTCCGGTCGGTTCTTCCCGAGCGCCTTGCGGAAGGCGCGCGCGGGCAAATCAGGCCATTCGCAATAGTGCCGCATGGTGTTTTCCTTCGAGATAGCGGCATTCGCTACGCAGCATGCCGTAGAGGATCATGTCGACGCCGTCGGTGCAGCCCTGGCGAATCAGGCCTTCCCGTCGAAATCCGAGGTGCTCGTCGAATCGCTGCGCGGCCGCATTGTCGGCGCGCACGAGGCCCGTCACGCGACGGCATTGCATTTGCATGAACGGATAGCGAAAACACGCAGCCATGTAGGCCGGCGTCATCCAATGACGCGAACCATCGGAGGCGACGTGCATCATCATCGAGCCGCCCGGGCCGGTGTAGAGCTGATAGACAACGCCCGCGGCGAGCTCGCCGTCGCGCTCAAGTCCAATCGCAGTGAAATCGCGATAGCGTTCCTCGCCGGTGCGCGCGGCGACAAACTGCATTACTCGGTCAGGCTGATCCCAGACGATGCGTTTCATCGAGTGTCCATTCGATGCGCAAGCTGGGGGATGCACGGGAGGCGCGCCGACCAGGCCTGCGCACCTTTTACCGAAGCCCGTCGCGGGCCGCGTGCATGAAGATGGAGAAGCTATGCCGCGATTCTAAGCAGCAGGAAAATCAAAGTGTCGGTGTAAGTTTCGGTTCGAACATGAAATCGAACGACTCCAGCGCGAATTCGACGTCGATCGTTTGACATCGCATGCGGAACGTCGCTGCATAGCCGAGCCCGTCGATACTCTCCCAGTCGGTCTGCACGATGTGCCCGTCATTCCATGGCACCTCATCCCAGGGAGTGATATCCCACCTATTGAAATGCGCCTGGGAAAAGGTCGGCGTCGAAGTCGGCGGGGCAGAACTGAAATCGAGCGCGATATCGAGTTGCGGAGCGAGAGGCGCATTGGTGATGAACACCGGCCGCATCATCTTGAAGAGCTTCTCTTGGCCCCGCATGCCGAAATAGTTGAAAGCAGGTTCGATGTCCGAAGAAATTGCCATGCCGGCATCGCTATTCGTGACATCCGCCTGTGCGACGAAGGCGGCGCCCCCGAAGTATAGATTCCCGTTGAAATAGGTGAAGCAGAAGGCATTCCAGCCGGTGAACTTGCACCACGCGCCCGTGATGGTATTCATCACATATTGGTGCGAGAGCTGGTCCTCCTGATCGGGCACATTCACGACGAGCTTATTGCCCTCGGGGAACAACGTGCATTGCCATCCGAAATTCCCCTGATAGGCGAAATAATCGGCCTGCACGGTGGGACTGATTTTCTCCGTCAGCGTGATCTTTCGCTGCTGGCGATCGGTGAGCAACGCCTGGCTCAACGGCGTCAGCCCATCAGCCCCGATGAACACGATGTCCGATCCGTATTTCTCATAGAAGCGACGCCCGACGGGCGGCCCGATTCGGAAGCGTGCGGATATCCCGAAGCTCGACGACTGCGATGGATCGGATCCCTGATAAACGATCACCTCGCCGCGCGACGTGACGAAAACAGCATACGGGTTCAGTCCCGCCGAGTTATCGATGTTCCATGTCGCCATTCCCATCAGGAAGCCGCCGAGCACGGTTTGCGGGCCGATATCGAAGAGCGCCGCGGTACCCGCTACCTGTCCGATCGGCAAATACCACGACTGCATCGTATGCGTCTGCGTGAACCACAAGCGATTTGCGAACACGTTTATGTGCACGAACGTTGTCGGATCGACGCCGGTAATGCTCCAGAGGACGGTGTACGTTCCGACGGTGGTCGCTGAACCACCTGGCGCACCGGTCATCGTATAGGTCAGGGTATTTGCGCCCGTCACGGTGATAGTGAAGGTGCCGTTGTACACCGCCGGTACCGCACCGCTGACCGTGATCTGGTCGCCAGTCTGCAGGCCGTGTGCAGTGCCCGTCGTCAGGGTCGCAGTTGTGCCGGATGCTGTGATCGACGTAATGCTCTGCGGAACCGCACTGCGGATGCGCCTCCAGGTCGTGCCGTCATACAGAAGCGGGGCGTCGACGCCGTTCACCATCACGAGGAAGGTCAGACCGGCGTTCGTGAAATTGACCCACTGCCAGCGGGAATTCGTCAATCCAGAAATGAGCGCAACGCCGACTGATCCGTTGCTCGTGACGTCGTAGAGCGAGCCATTCGAGATCGCGAACAACTGCGCATGCGTACCTGACGTGTACGGCGCAAGCGTCTCGACGGCACCAGCAATGCCAGTTGCCCAGCGCATGAAGCCGTTGCGCACGCGCACATCCGCAGTGCCCGGGAAATAGTTCTCGAGGATGATGGCATCCGTCGGCGGCATGTTGGCGACGGCATCGAGTGTATTGAGGCCGCCGACCGGCGGAGGAATCGAATCGATTCTCAGCCGCGCGGCGCGGTTCAGACGCTTTTGCATATCAAGAGCCGAATCCAGTATCGGGCACGTTGGCCGAACCCAACAGCACCGGCGGTTCTGCGCGCGCGTTGAGCGGCAATACGCGCGAGCCGCCGGCGCGGCCGAGAGCAGCATCAACGGCTTTCTCGTAGTCGTCCTGCGCCACCGACGAATCGAAGCCCTTCCGATTCAGCCATCGCGCGATCATGCCAAGGATGAAGAGTCGGTCCTGCAGCACCGGTGTGTCGGTATCTGCGGCCCATGCGGTCTGCGACGCCCCCGTAGCGGACTGGCACCAGCCCGTCGAGTAATATTCGAGCACGAGATTGTCGAGCGACGCAGGAACCGGATTGACGTAGATCTGGCCGCCCATGATGCGGAAGCGCAGGCGCGGACCAGTCGGACTGATGCCCGATTTCAACACCTGCCATTCCTGCGGACTGAGCGGCCCCACAAGCTGCCAGCGGAACGAGCGATCCCAGCCGGTGTGCTGAATGAAGTGATCGGCATCCGAGGGTATCGGATAGCTTTCTTGCCCAAAGGAAAAATTCGAGCCATTGACGGTCGTCGTCGCATGCTGGTTCAGCGTGACCGTGTTCGTCCCGACAGCGGTGACAGTCGCGCCATAGGGGATCGCAGTGCTCGATGCGATCATGCCGACCGCGATATTCGCGACGGACGACATCCCGGTGATGACGTTGCTGCCCTGCGTCGTATTGCCGGTATACCCGCCGTAGCCGATCAGGTTGAACGTGTATTCCTTGCGCATGACGGGCCAGCCATCATTCAGCGAGCCCCTGGCGGCTAGTTCCTCGCCAATTCGTGTCGCGTGAATCAGCATCTGGCGCACCGTCTTGTCAGTATTGCCGATGACCGTCGTGGGTGTCGGCAAACCGAAATCGCCCATCACTTCCTGGACAATCTGCAGGAGCGTTTTCTGATTCGAGGAAGTGAGGGGCTGGGTCATGCGCGCTTACTCCTTGGGGTCGGCAGCACGCTTGCTGCGCGTTGCCGGTACGGTGTCGGTTGCCCCGGCATCCAGGCGTGCCATCAGTGCATCGAGGCGCTCCGCGAGCTCACGCGTCTGCGCCTTCTGCGCATCGAGATCCGCGCGCAGCTGCTCATTCTCGGCCGTCAGGCGTACCGTTTCCTTGCCGCCTTCAGCGTTCTTCAGCCATGCCGCGGCCTTGTCGCGCAGCTCGCGCGCGCCGAGCCAACTGAGATTGCTGTCAGTCATTGCGGCCAGCTGCTCGACGGTGTGAATGTGCATCGCTTTCATCGAGAGCACTTCCGATCGCGATAGTGGCGGCCAGTGCTCGAGCGGCGTGCCTTCCTGCACCTGCGAGCGCTGCTCTTGGAAAGCCGCCCACTGGCGCGGAAAGCGCCGCGGGTCGGAAGGCCCCTGCTGGTCGTCCTGCATCTTTACCGGACGGAAGATCATCTTCGTACGATCGCCGGCGAAGTGAATGCGGATGTGCGGCACGTCCTTGTAGATCGGGCGCCCCTGCTTTTCGGATTCGGCTTCCTGATGAATCGGTTCGAGCGAGAACTCGACAAAAAGTCCGCTGTCGTCGCCATGCGACACGTGCAATTGATTGCCTTGCTGATGAATATGAGGGGTCGCGAAATCCATGTTGGAGCTTCTCCGAAAAGAGGGGCGCCCGCGGCGCCCCGATTGATTATGTGATCGCGCCCTGTGCCGACGGACGGTTGAGCAGGACCACCGCTTGCGTGCCGGAGAGCGTGATCGCCGCGTTGCCGGTGCCGAGCGTGACGCCCGGTGCCGTGGCAAATTTTGCGCCCTCCACCTGCTTGCCGGCCACGGCCGTCGGGCTGACGACGCCGTTCGCCTGCCAATAGACAGGGTTGCCGGCGACCGGCGCGCCCGAGCAGTTCACGATCGCGTTGCCGCCGATCTGGAACCAGCCCCATTGATTGGCGGTCATGGCCACGAGCGCGACGCCGAGCGTATCGCCCGAGTTCGCCGTGCCCTGCCAAGCTTGCGCCTGGTTCACGATCGCGCCGTTCGTCAGCGATTGGTTGAATTGCACCACGGCACCGGCCGTCAACGTGCCAGAGGCCTGCGCATATATGAACTCGCCGCCGCCGAGATTGACGTCATAGCCGCGCAGCATTTCGAACGAGAACGACTGGCGTGCGGACTTCGGTGCGATCGGGCCCGGGCCATCGGTATCGATGTCGGTCAGCTTGACGGTGCCGAGAATGGGATCATAGGAAACGAATGCCATGTCTCTCCCCTTACGCCGTGAGGACGGCTTGCAGACGGCGATTCGACACGGTCATATTGCCGGCGAAGCCGACGAGCTTGACCATCGCGTCTTGGTTGACGGCGAACCGATCGTCGCCGATCGGGGCGAAATTGCGCTCGGTATGCGGGCGAAAGTAGATGTAATCCGTGTTCAGGAAGAACATCGTGTTCTGCGGCGCGCCGCCGCCGAAACCGCCATCGAGCACCACGTCCGACGACATGTATTTCAGCGAATCGAAGCCGGCCTCGCCCATCTCGTTCGACGTGATGCGCTGGATTGCCTGGAGCGATTCGAGATAGAGCCGGAAGTAGTTGTTGTCGGCGATGATCAGGTCCGGCCGGTCGGTGCCGCGAACCTGCTGAACGTACACGCGGTTCATGTACGACTGGATGTTCGCCGACGTCGCCGCGCCGCCGCCGTTCGTCACGGCCGAGAACGCGGTGTTGCGCCAGAACGACCCAATGCTCGTCGACGCGTCGATGCCGCCAACGACACCGGTCGTCGGCGTCGCCGAGACGAGCAATTGCAGGCCACCGATCTGCCGGCCGCCGTCGGCTGTGCCATCGGAATAGCAGTCGAGCGCGATGTTGTTGACGAGCGTCTTCTCCGCGTTTTTGATGCGCGATTCGAGCAGGTCGATGATCGCGTCCTCGCCGCTGTTCTGCAGTTGCTCGAGGCCCGAGATCGAGACGGCGACGGCCGCCTGCGCGTAATTGAACTCGGCGCCCGTGAACACGTCGGACGGCGAGATGTTGAGCGCCTCGTAGCCGCTGTATCGCTTGAACGTACCGTTCTCGGCGTATTCGAGCTCTTGGACGATCGTGCGTCCGCCGGAGACCGTCTTGACGTTGCCGCGGCGACGCAGCCGATAGAGAAGCGCGTTGTTTTTGGTGACGTTGTCGGCCAGCTTGCCCGTGCGGTTGCGCAGGGTGGTGGTCACGATTTCCGTCAAGGTGCTGCTGGGGTTTTGCAGGCCCATGATGGATTGCTCCTGACGAGATTACGAAGAAGTCGCGGCGCGAAAATTCGCCCGCAGCTCATCGCGCAAGGACAGGTTTTGGCCGGCGGCCGACGCCGTCGCTGCCACGGGGGCAGTTGGCGATCCGCTGACCGATCCTCCCGCGCGTCGCTTCGCATCAGCTTTGGCTTTCGCCTCGGCTGCTCGCTTCGCTTCCGCCTCGGCTTGCTGCCGTTGCATCAACGTGGAGCGAACGCTGGCCGTCGCCCAGCAGGCTTGATCGTATGCGTCCTGCATCGTCTGAGCGCGTCCCGAGACGAGGAGCTGCCCCATGAGCGGCTTGACCTCTTCGTAGAACTCGTTCTTCGGATCGGCAGCGAACGCGTCGATCATCTCCTGGGCGCTGGCCTGGATTTGCTGATGTTGCTGCTGCTCGGTATTCGCGAGGTAACCCCGGACCTGCGTGAGCTCCTGGCGGAGCGCGGCCAGTTCCGGGTCCACTTCGCGCACACCCTGTGCGGCAGCGGAAAGATCCACTCCGAACTGCCCCGCAAGCTGCCTGAACAGCTGAACCTTCTGCTCGGGGTTCGCGGTGCGCAGCACGTAGGCGGTTTGGAGAAGATCCCGCACCGCGCCGGCTTCGTCGCCGCCTTCCGCGCGGATGATGGGGAGATATGGGTTGATGACGTCGCGCAGCTTCTGGCCGAACGCGGCGTCTTGGCCGAGCTTCGTGATGCCGCGGTGCGCCTCTTCCTCACGGCGCGTGATCACGGCCTGCACTTCGGCCGGGATCTTGTCCCAATGCACCCGCTCGGCGGCGTTCCATGACTGGGGGGCTTTGCTCTTCGATTCGGTTGCGGCGGTAGCCGCCGCCTTGTCGTCGACCGAGGCAGCGGCGTCAGCTTGATTCGTCGCCGCAGTGTTCGCGGCATCGGTGGGAGCGGGATTTGAGGGCGCGTTCGTGGCGGCCGCGGCGCTCGCCGCCGCAACAGCATCGCGCTGGCTTGCATCGGGCTGTTGCGCATCGCGCAGCTCCGCGACGTTCTTCTCAATCTCTTGCCGCAGCGAGAGCTCGGCTGCGCCGCCCCCGCCGTTGTCCTGTTGCTGACCGCCGTCGATTTGCATTTGGGCACTCCCGCGATTTACATGCCGACGATGCTAGGCAGCGGGAAATTTCGGGGCAACGTCAGCGGGGAGAGGCTCCGAGCGGCATGGGCGCAGGCATTGCGGCCGGCGCCAGCGCGGCGGGACGAGGCGCAATGGGTGGCTGCATCGCCGACGCGGCCGGCACGGCGCCCGGTTGCTGCATGGCGGCCTGTGCGGCACGTTGTAGAGCCTGCTGCTGCGTCTGCGCGAGCAGCACCGTCAGTCGATCCTTGAACGCACCAATCATCGCGTTTTCCCCAGCACTTCGCGCGTGGCGTTCGCGAGATCGCCGCGCAGGTTGAAATCGCCGCGCACATTGCCCGGCGCTCGATTGCGAGATCCGACGGATTCGTTTCCGACTTCCGTATAGCCGTTGCGCTTCAGGAATTCGCGATGCGCGCTCCGGCTGCTGATGACCGGCAGCTGTCCCGTTGCGACGTCAACCGCGACCGCCTGATAGGGCGAAATATCGGGCGCCACATACGGGGCGACGATCTTGCGCACCATCTCGACATTGCAGCAGATGGGCAGTTCTCGGTCGCGTTCCGCGACTGGACGGTAGACATCGGTTTCGCGCGCGCACGTCGCACATCGAACGGTGTAAATCGGCATTTCAGTCCCCCTCGGTCGCGTTACGCGCGGCGCTCGCTTGAGCGGCGTCGAGCGTAGATTGCGCGGCGATCTCGGCCACTTCGACCTTCGCCGCATTGTTCAACTGCGCGATGAGCAGCGCGAACTGCTGCTTCATCATCTCGCCCTGTGCCTGCAATTCGGCCCGCATCCGTTCGACGAGCACCTCGTTGTGCCCTTGGAGAGCATCGCGTTGCGCTTCGAGCTGCTGCTCCTGATGCGCCTGCGCAGCCTGCGCGGCCTGCTCCTGCTGCGCGACCCATGCGTCGAGCTGAGCCTTCAGGGTCGCGGTGTGCTGCTCGCCGGCGAGCTTTTCGCGTTCGAGCTGCATGCGCGCGCTCTCGATCTGCATTTCGCCCTGCTGCTTGCCCTGAGCGATCGCGAGCGCAGTCTGCGCCTTCATCTGCTCTGGTGTTGGCTGGGGCGGCGCATCCTGCATCGCTTTGGCCTTTTTCTCGAGCGCGTCGATCGTCGCCTGTAGCGCGGATTCGAGCTGCTTCCCGACCGGGAATGCGCGCACCGCGAACATCAGCATCTGACCGAGCAGCGGCACGAGTTCCGGGCGCGCGTTGCTGGCCGCAGTCAGGAAATCGCCGACCGCCTTCAGAAGCTCAGTGCGGTCCGCCTTCTCCTGCAGCTGATCCATCTTCAGTGTCGAGTCGGTCTCGATGTCGAGGCGGAAGTGCCGCATGTTCGCGTTGCGCAGCAGCGCGTCGACCTCTTCCCATGTTGGTTCGAGGAAAGGCTTTTCCATCTCGTCCGGTAGCTCGCCGCCGAGTGAGATGATCTGCTGCGCGATGCCCTTTTCTTCGGCCGTCATGAGCGGATAGCCGGAAATCTCAGCGAGCGTCTGGATGTCGAACTGGTTCGCGATCACCTCGGCGACCATTACAACCGTATCGCGCGCGAAACGCTGCACCTCGGCTTGCATGTCTTCGAGCCGGATGGATGCGAAATTGCTCTTGATCTGCTGCGCAGTGGCCGTCTCGTTCGGATCGCTGGCGCCGCGGATGATGTCCGCCATCCCGGTGATCTCGTACAGGTCCTGCTTCACTCGATCGCGGGCGTCATAGAGGTGCAGCAGCGTCTGCGCGATCTCTTCCATCGGCAGCAGCTCAATCGCGCCTTTCAGGCCGCCCTTCTCCGCGAACGCAGCCCACGCGTCGACCGGCACGAGCTTGTTGTCGTAGCCGCCGGCGAGGATCGACTGCAGGCCCGGCACCGATGAATCGTAGACGCCTGTCGCGCGAATCGCATCCGCCAGAAGCCCGATGCGATTCGTCAGATCGTCGAGCTCGGTCGCCTGGTCCTGGTACATCGTGAAGTCCGGAACCGGGATGACGCTGTCATTCGCCATGTTCGGCGTCATCGGCCTCGGACATGGGAAAAAGTTCTGCAGGCCGAGCATATCGTCGCGCACATCGAGCACGCGCTGCATGTATGACTTGCTGATCCACGTCACCTTGTGCGTGCGCTTGTCCCAGATCTCATAAATGCATGCCTTGCGCTCGTATTCCGGCTCGTCTTCGCCCTTCAGGTTCTCGGGCTTGTAGTCGAGAGGCACTTCCGCGCCCACCTCTTTGAAGCGTTCGACGAGTTCGCGACGCGTGAGATAGACGCGGCGCCATACAGCAGGCACTTCCTGCCATGTGCGGGCGAGCACATGACCGAAGTCGGTCCAGTGCACGTAGTCGATGTCGACTTCCTCGTATTCGAGGTCCTCAATCGGCTCGCCAGAGGATGCAGTCTGCTGTACGCGGTCGGCCGGTTGGTTCGCTTCCGCGTCGTCATCGACCTGCAGCCCCTCGTTCGCGATCTCCGTTCCGAGCCCCTGCGTCTCGGCTTCGGCGAAATGCGGAACATAGCGAAGCCAGAGCGTGCCGCGGCCCGGCAGCAGACGGTCGGTCACGCACTGGCGCGCGATCAGGTAGAAATCTTCCTTGTCGAGCGTGAACGAAACCGCACGCTCGAGAATCTCGCACGTGACGCGCCCGACCGGGTCGGCATCGAGAAAGCGCCGCTGAAAATCGGGCTTCGGATTGCGCGAATACAGCGCCGGCAGCAGCGTCTGGATGTTCGACCAGAGGATGTTGTAGCGCTTCTGCTTGCTCTCGCGCGGGTTGTTGCGCTCGTCCTTGTAGCGGCGCTCGATCTTCTGGCCACGCGTATGCCACGGGCCGGCCTTCTGCTCATAGAGCTCGATTTCCTTGATCCAGCGCGTGACGAGCGTGTCATTCGGGGTTGCGGTTTCGCCCGCGGCGTTCGCTTCGCTCATGCTCGATTACCCCATCACGTAGCCGACAGTCGCCGAGACCGTGCCGCCGAGAACGACATTCAGCCCCTTGCTGAATGCGAACGGCAGTGGATACCACTGTCCCGGGGTGGGCGTGAAGGTGTCGACGAGCTTCGTCGTCGTGCCGACGGCAGCATCGTCGTAGATCGTGATGGTCGGCGTCGCGCTGGCCGCGCTCACGAAGATACCGCCGAGGATGCCGTCGTTCGCGCAGACGTTGCCGCTCGCGGCAATCTGCTTGTAGGTATAGGCTGGGGCCTGAGGATTCATATGCGCTCCTGATGGATGGGTTGGCTGGGCTGCGATGGCCAGAACACCTCGCGCGCCGTGAGATCGTTGAAAAAGCGCGGCGCTTCCTGCGGCCGTTCTTCGACAGGGAATTTCCAGACGAGCGAGAGATAGCGGAATGCGTCCGCCGCATGGCTCGTCCAGTCGTGCAATGGCAGCTCGCGGAAGATCTTCGCGACGTCATCCCACTCGCGCCGGTAGGTCTTCAGCGATTCGATGCCGAATTCGCAGCGCTCCGCATCGAACCAGCATTGCGGCAGTGTCGCGCGCGCGGACTGGATGCCGTCCTGCAGCCCAAGCGACGGCACGATACCCATGCGAATGCCGAAATCATCGAGTTGCTGCACGATCGACCGGCCGTTGGCGGCGAGCGTCTTCGGGCGCGCATCGTGCGGGCCCCAATGGCGCCCATAGCGATAGGCGATGCGGTGCGCGTGTTCCGGAATGACGTCGCTGTAATGCCAGCGCGTCGGCTCACCCTTCTCACCGCGCTCATCCACAATGATCTTCCGGCCGGAGATGGCCTCTGCGTAGTGCTGCAGCCCTTGGCCGGAGGCACGGTAGTGATCGATGAGGCGAATCTCGCCCCAATGCACCTGCGCGAACCATATCGACGTGTCGTCCGAGTGCCCCAGGTCCCATACTGTGATGACGGGCAGGTTCGGATCATGGGGCACGCGCCCGATGCGTCCATCGCGCTCGGCCGCGGCCATTTCCTTGCCGTAGTACGCGCCGAGGATCGCCGCTTCGAAGCTGCACATCAGCTCCTGCTCGAACATCGCGTCGCCCTGCTCTTCGCCGTAGAGCGCGCGATATTCCGCGCGTTGCTCCTCGAGCTCGGCCAGCGAGAAGCGGCCCGTCTTCAGCACATTCGAGACTTCGGCGAACCATTTCGGATTCGCGAGAGCCATCTGCAGCATCTTGTGCGCATGGTTCTTGCCACGCGGCGTCGTGATAAAGGCGGCCCAACCGCCGTTCTCATCGAGAATGGGCTTCAGATATGCCCATACGGCGGGATTGCACAGCGCCCATTCCGATAGCACGATGCCTGCCGGCGGCGAGCCGACATAGTTGTCGTAGTTATCTGATCCAAGCACTTGCCATGTCGAGCCATTGTTGAACTCGATGAACATGTCTTGGTCGCGGGTGCGCTTGCGGATCGCCTCGGGAAAGGCCTCATCGATACGGCGCTTGCCGGTATGCGGATTGACGGCCGTCCAGATCGCTTTGCGCGCCTGCGTAGCCTTCGGCAGCATGTGCCAGTAGTTGGCGACGCGGTCGTGCGCCGCGACAGCCGTCCAGTGCAGCATCACTTCGTCTTTACCCCAGCGCCGATGTGCGATGTCGATCGCGCGCTTGCCCCCGCCGATGAGGTAGTTCCAGAGACGCCCCTGATAGCGACGCGGCGTCCAGTTGTGCGGCAGCTCGATTTCAGTGACGACGTCGGCCACGGCTGTCTCCGAGACGTTCGTCGAAGCGGTCGCGATCGTCGTTCATTCCGGCAATTCCTCAACGGGTGACATGCGCAGGCGCACGACCTGCGTTTTCGTCTGGATCGGTCCACCGTCCGGCCCGCTATGCTCGTTCGATACGTGATTGCCGAAGCGCTTTCGGTTCATCCGCGCGAGCGTCCATTCGCGAGCATCGACCATCACCTTCGCGCGCTTCGGATCACGCACCGTGTCGGCGATATAGAGCACGTCGTCGAAGATCGCATCCTGGCGATCGATGCAGGCATCGTCGTACTGCTTCTGCAATTCGGGCGTGCGCTTTGCCCACTTCAGGAACGTCATGCGGTCAGGCATGCCGGGCCCTTTGCAGACTTCGCGCACGCTCTTGCCGTCGCCGATCAACGCGCAGATGCGATCGAAGAGCGCCTGCGAGAACTCGACGCGTTTCGCAGGCTTTTTCTTCGCGGGGACAGCGGCGCGCGGCATGGCGATTACAGCAGACTGCGGAGCGCCGCCAGCTTCGCGATGATGCGACCGTCGGACACAGCGATGCCGTTGCTGATTTTGTGCAGCAGATCATCGATCTCGGCCGCGAGCTCGCTCTTCGCGGCATCGGCCGGCGCAGCCGTCTGGCGCACATGGTCGGTCACGATCTGGTAGATCGATTCGAGATGCTGCGCCACGCGGAGCGGGAGCGCCAGCAAACGCTCACCGAGCGAATTTGCGTCGGTGCTCGACGTGCCAGCGCTGCCGGACGTAGCTGCTGCATGCTCGGCGCCGTCGGTGGAGGGGCCGTCCGCAGCGGCCGCACCAGCGTTTCCCTCGTCACCACCATCCGAGGCCGTGCCCTGCGCCGCCGAGGAAAGCGGCTCCTGAGACGAGCCAGCATCCGACGTCGACGACGAGTGGGAGGCTGCGGCCGCCGCAGGGGCGGCGTCGATCTCCCCCGCTCCCGCGACCTGCGGCGCGTCAGCAGCATCCGTCGAAGGCGTCGAGGGCGCATTCTCCGCAGAGCCCGAATGCGCCAAGAGGTCGGTCGCCGCACCCACAACCGGGGCAGCGGCTATCGATTCCCCCAGCGCGGCCACGCCCACCTCCGCGGCTTCCAGTGTCGCATCCGCCTGGGCGGCCTCGGTACTGCTCAACGCTGCGTTCAAGTCGTTCATGATCGGTTCCATGGATGGATTGCGGAAACGCGCGAGATGCGCGGTGCTTCGTTCCGGGCGCGCTAGGCGGCTGGCGTAGTGCTCGGGGGCGGCGGCGACGCCGGCGGATTCGGCGGATTGCCCGGCTGCGCTGCAACATCGCTGCGCAGCGGGAATCGGAGCTTCAGCGTCGTATCAACGGCCGGGATCGCGGGAAAGAGGTCGGGGGGCGTGCTCATGAAAGGCTCCGGGCTGCGGTCTGTTCCGTGACGAATCGCGCGCCATAGGCGGCGTTCTGGTATCCGCGGCGCCAGGTGGCCGCCGCATCGCTCATGAGGGGATGCGGGCACGAGCTGAGATGCTGGCCGCGCGCGAAGGCATCAGCCCCAGCGCGCATCAGTTTTTCGATGTCATCCCGCTTCAGCACTTCCCGGATCTCCTCGGAACGTTGCGGACGATTGTGAGCAGCGGGAAACGCGGCGGCGAGTCAGCTGCGGCGCGCGGACATTGCCAGCCGCGCCAGGCTCATCAGGTCGTAGGAGAGCGTTCCGCTGACCTCGGCCGGCTGCGTGCGCGGCGTGGCGACGTCGGGCGCTGGCGCGCGCGGCACCCAGTACGTACGCCGGAAGCCCCGCACGACGAGCGAGCCGCAGAGATGACCTTGGGCAACGGCCGTCTCTGCGACTTCCTCGATCGCAGCCGGCGAGCCGGTAAAGAGCATCGATAGATGCTCAACCGTGAATGCGCGGCCGGGCGGGATCTCGGTGATGAGGTTTTCGAGCGTGAGCGGAATGAGATGTTTGCGGCGGCGCATGGAATTTCCCCGATTGTTGGACGCCCGTAGCGCAGGGTCCAGCGGCCGAGTGCGCATCGGCGTAGCGCGGTGCTTACTCGGCGGGCGTGAAGTCGACGTAGATTTCGGCGCCGAGGGCGAACTGCTGCGCGGCTTCGTCGTTGATCGTGCCGAGCTGGATCTGCCCGCACGGCGTCGACGCATAAAACGCTTCGTTTTCGAGCGAGCCGCTCGTCACCGGCTGCAGCGTGATCTCGTGAATCGGCCCCTTCGTCTTGTCCCAATGCTCTCGCTGCGTCGTCGAGGTCACTTTGAATTTCGCGCGGACGGTCATGGCTTTGCTCCTATGCGGGTTGAGGGTGCTGCTGGTTTTCGCGCCAGTCGATGAACGGCCGGCGCAGGAAGTGGTGAAAGCGATCGATTGCGTGCTGGTTCGTCGCCAGTTCACGCCGCGACTCGATCTTGCAGACCGTGCGAATGAAGCGCGCGGCCTCGTCGACCGTGACGGGATCGCCGCTGACGAAGCCGCCGACCCACTCGCGGAATTGCGGATCGCGCGGGAGGATGCCGGCGAGCTGGACGATGGTCGCCATGGCTCACCTCACGTCAGATGCCGCTGCGCCCACCGCGCGATGAGAATCGCGTCGGCGCGGCCGTCGTGTTTCTGCAGCGGGCAGAACGACTGGCCGTACAGCTCGCGCGCGATGCGCAAGCTCTGTCGCTTCGTGTCCTCGGCAGCTGTGCGCTTGATGCCGAAAAAGCCCTGCCACTTCTGCGGCGAGACGAGTTCGACGGGATGGCCGCAAAGCTCGCATACGGTCACGATCACGGCCTTCGTCGCTTCGAGCGATGCCATCGTCTGCACCGAGCCGCCCGCGAACGTGTTCAGCGCTTCCATGACGACGACCGCACTCTCGCCGGCCGGGATCAGCATGCGAAGCGACAGCCGCAGCGATGTCGGGCACACCTCGTTGCGCACCTTGCCGTTGCCCGGCTTCGCACGCGTCGGCATGTCGAGGACGCGCAGCTGGCCCGTGTGATCGAGTGCGGCCAGCGCGCCGGAAATGCCAGGGTCGATTCCGATGGTCAGCATGCGCCCTCCTGCTTTTGGGCCGGAAGCAACGCGCGCGCGGGCGTAGTGGATGTGGTCATGCCACACTCCAGAGCCGTTGACCGCGCATGCGGTAGTTGTTGATGATCGTCTGCCGAATCTCGGCGTATTGCTGCTTCAACTCAGGATCGATGCAGTTGTCGACAACGCGGCCGCCGGCCGGAGACGTGATGGCGTCTGTCGCGCACTTCGTCACGCCCGGCGTAAGCGGCAGGCCTGATCGGGAGGTGCCCCGCATGATCAACTTGAATGCCCATTCCGCAGTCGGCTCGCGGCGCATGATCCGATCGATCGACGGTCGAATCTGTCCGAGATTTGCGTGTACCGTTGCCTCGGTTGCCTTCGGCTCGAATGCGATCCGAGGTGCCGTCGACGCAGCCTGCTCGCTGCGAGCCTGCCGGCAGAGCGCGACAAACTCGGGCAGCGTCGGCGGCTTCGGCAGCGCCGTGAGGTTGTCGCTCCCCGCCTTCAGCTGGTCGCGCGACAGCTTGCCGAGCTCGATCGCCCATGCCCGCTGCACTTCGCTGACGTTCACGCCGTTCCACATCGACGCGAAGCGCGAGCCGTAGAACGCGGCCATCTTCGAAAACAGCGCCTCGATCCAATGCTGCGGGAGCGCGTCGAGTGGCCAGTCAGGCCGTTTAAACGTCGATGGTTCGGTCATCTGGTTCATGGCTTCGGTTCCGTCCGGTGAGGGCTGCGATGGTCTGGGCGTTCTGGTCGGTCCAGCTCGGATTCGGCGAAGCGCGCGCGGCGTTTGCGTTCGCCATGCAGCGGTCGACGTAGAGCGGGAGGCAGACGATCGGTTCGCTGGCGTCGCGTATCGCAGCGGCGATCGCGTCATCGACGAAGGCAGTCGTCAGGCCGGCATTCGTCCATCCGGCAAAGACCGGCCAGAGCTTCTTCCGATCATTGACGTTCGTTGGGTCGGCCTCGAATCCGTGCTTGTCGCGCAGGTGTCGCAGCCATTCGGCCGCATCCTTCGGGCGGCAATCGTCGTTTGCGGTTCGCGCGGGTTTACCGGAAGAGACGACAGTACCTACGGTGTTAACTTCTCCCTGTCCCTTCCCTTCCTTTCCTTTAAGAGCGTTTTCCACCGGAATTCCGTCGCCGTTCCGCTGGAAATCTTTCTTCATTCCGGCGGAAGCATCCGATTTTCCGACGGAAGTAGTCCTAAATTCCTCGGGAAATAAAGCCTTTTCCAGTGGACGACCGGCGTCGATCCACTGCTCAAGTTCAGGCACTTCCAGCGGAACGAGGCCGGCTTCGGCCCGTGTCTTGTTGCGCTTTCGCACACGCTCGCAGAGCTTGTCATGCGCTTGCCGGTGCTTCGCGAACCACCCTTCGTTCGCTTTCTCGGCGACCACCGGGTGATAGAGGCGCCCGTCGCTGCATTTAATCCAACCGCGCAGCGCGCCATCGCGGATCGCTTGCCATGCGGCGGGGGGCCGCTGATAACCGGTGAACTTGGCGAGCACGCGGTCGTCGTCAGGCAGGCTGGCGGCCGGAACCTGGTGCCACGATTTGCTCCAAAGCAGCAACGCGGCCCAGCACGCCTCCGGCGACTCAAGAGCAGCCAGATCGCTATCGCACAACCGCTGAACGTCGAGCGGCATGAATGGGAAATCGCGCAGGTCGCAATCCGCCGGGGTGAGAGGATTCGGGAGGTCGTTCACACGTACCTCCACGCACCACCGAAGGCGAACCAGATGAACGTCGCCATCCAGGCGTCGATGAACAGTTCAATCACGGCCGCCCTCCCCTTCATCCGTCCCCGTCTGTCCCAGAACGGCCCATTTCTCCAGCTGAATAGCGGCCGGATGGGTGAAGCCGTAGGCGCTCGCCAGCACGTGCATCCCGAGGTAATCGGGAATCGCGACACCATGCTTCGCCGCGCGCGTCGCGAGATCGGCCGCGGCCGCCAGTGGAAGCGCCACCGGTTGCTCCACGCGGTCTTCGCTCATGTGCGCACCTTCGGGCCAGCTTGGGACGGCTCGGCACTGACCGGCACGAGTTGCGTAGGCAAAGTTCCGACAACGCCAAACAGCGCCACTTCCGCGATGCGGTTGAGCGCAGCCGAATCGGAGTCGATGCCATGCAACTGCTTGTAGAACTGAAGCGCGTCGTAGACGCGGTCACGCAACCGGGTCTTCACCTCGTTGCGGAATTCGGCGCGGGATTTCATGCGGCCACCTCGCGCGGGCGGTACATGTCCGCAACGTCCTGAGGGGCGACTGCGCCGGCAGTGAGCTTCTGGACCTGCAACGCCTGGTCGAGCGTCACGCGCACGGTTCCGCGGATCCACTGGCTTACGAGTGATTGCGTAACGGGCGGCGTCAGAAGCGCGGCGAACGCGGCCTGAGAGAGTTTCTTTTCCTTGAGGTAGTCGTCGAGTCGCATAGCGGGCCTCTGCATTAGCACTGCTGCTATTGTAATGCAGCAGGAGTGCTTTTCAAGTGGCGCCGCTCAATAAAAGTGTTGCTACTAGAATTTTGCTATGAAAAAACCAGTCAACCGGCACGCGCCGACACCAGAAGAGAAGGCCGAAGCGGCGCGCCTCAAGAGCGCTTGGGAAGCCTTCAAGGCTGAAAACTCGGGCGCATCCCAGCTCTGGCTGGGCGAGGCCACTGGCATCGGTGGCCAGAGCGTAATCAGCCAATACCTCCGCGGCGATCTCGCCTTGAATTTCGCCAACCTCGTGAAGTTCTGCTCGGTCCTCCGCGTCGATCCCGCCACCATCAGCCCCAGGCTCGTTTCAGCACACGTAAGCGACCCTGCGCAGAATGATCTTTTTGTAACGCAATCTGGAACATTTACCGCCATTGCATCAAAACATGCTGGCAGTCGGCATGATAATTCGATGAAAAGAGGCCAAAACCTCCCTCTTTCTCCCGAAGCAAGCGAGCTGATTCAGTGCGTCGCCCGTCTGGACGGTCATTCGCAGTCGGTAAAACAATCCTTCAAATTGGTTACGGGTTTACTTTTGCTTGCCGCCGCATCGACCGAAACCCAAGATGTGAGAACGGCCGAGGAACTGGTGAAAGAAGCTGAGCATGCAGCCGAAGAAATCCTCGCCGCCACAACTGATACGAGGCGAGAGGATGCAACCCATCACCGGAAAAGTCGTTGACATCGAGAAATATCGACAGCGCGGCCCGGCATACAAGCCGCCGGCCCAAGAACGAATCGCGACAGATCCGCGCGTCCGCGAAATGGCCTACCACCTGCTGATGGCCTTGCAATGCGCGAAGAAGTTGCTCTAGATATCCCGAGGAGAGTCCGAATGAAACGATCACTTATCGTGTCCGCATTACTGGCGTTGGCCGGATGCGCGACTGTCCACGAAACCTATGCGCCCGACGGCCGAAAAGCATACGCCCTCAACTGCAGCGGTATGGCGCGCGGGTGGGATAAATGCTTGTCGGCCGCGGGCGAAAAATGCGGGGCTGCCGGCTATGACGTCCTGGATCGATCCGGCGAGATGAGCGCGGTCGCGGCTGGAACCTCTCACGGATTCGGCGGCGGCATCACTGGTGAGCGCTCCATGGTGGTCGCCTGCAAGACCCCGAACAGCTGAACCGCCCCTTCTCTCCGCACGTTCCCCGCGAGACGGGGATTTTTTTCGCGCCTCGATATTAGCAGTGCTCTTGACATTAGCAGCAGCCCTGCTAATATCTATTTCAACAGCACGCGAACCCCGAGGCCACCATGCTCCACCCCACCACCACCGAACGCTCCGCAGACTTCTGGTCGGACCGCCAGCTGCAGCAGTTCAACGATGCGCAGGACGCAGCCGGCGAGCGGCTCGAACGCGCGACGGCTGCCGTGACGCTCGACGACGTGCTCGAGGCGCTGGCCGGCCTCAACGAATCCGAGCAGCGGAAGCTCGTGGACGCCTACCGCGACACCTCAGACCGCGCGCATTTCGAATGGATGCTGCGGAGCATGTTTGAAGACGCGTTCGCCGCCGCGGCGAAGCGCATCGCCGAGTACTCGGGCGCTGGCCGCGTGCCGGTTCACGTTCGACTGTTCGACGAGGCCTGAAATGTCCTTTCACCGCCTCCACACCGAACTCGTGCCGCTCGCGGGCGGCTACCTCGAAGTCGTATGCCCGGACATGGAACTGCCCGAGCTGCGTCGGCACTGGTCGATCCGTCGCGTGGTCGACTGGAAAAACATCGTGTGGTGCTGACATGGCTCGCTTCGTAATCGGCGTGATCGCCGTCCTGATTCTCACGCTCGTGATCCTCGTCGTCGACGCAATCAAGCGCATCGGCAACGACGAGCACCACCGGCACTGACAACCCATCCCGCTACAGGAGAAAGACCATGACAACCGACGTGAATAACTTCGACCCGCGCTTCACTGTCACGCTTGCGGCGCTCCGCAAAGCCGGCGCGTGCTACGAGGGCTACAACAAGCTGGTTCGTTCGATCCAAGGTAAAGCGTTCAGCGCGGAAGACGCGGATCGCAACAGCTACATCCCCTTCAAGCACGACGCCGAAATTCCGTTGCTCGACATCCTCAAGAGCAACGGGCTCGACGATGCGCTATGGACGCTACGCTGCATATCGGGTGCCGACCGCGATCTGCGCTTGTTCGCCGTCTGGTGCGCGCGGCAAGTCGAGCACCTCATGCAAGACCAGTGCAGCAAAGACGCACTGAACGTCGCCGAACGCTTTGCTAACGGGGAGGCTACCGATGAAGAACGGGCCGCCGCACGGGACGCCGCACGGGACGCCGCACGGGACGACGCACGGGCCACCGCACGGGCCGCCGCACGGGACGCCGCATGGGCCACCGCACGGGCCACCGCACGGGACGCCGCATGGGCCACCGCACGGGCCGCCGCACGGGACGCCGCATGGGCCACCGCACGGGCCACCGCACGGGACGCCGCATGGGCCACCGCATGGGGCGCCGCATGGGCCGCCGCAGGGGGCGCCGCAGGGGCCGCCGCACGGGCCGCCGCATGGGCCGCCGCATGGGGCGCCGCATTAGACGCGCAAAAAGAGATGTTCGAGCGGATGTGTCTCGGCACCGCTCCTTGGCAACAAGCCAAGGTTGCCGCCTGACCACCCGCGCCCGCCCTGCGGGCAATCACACCACACCGAGGATAGACCATGAGCGAGATCACCACCGGGCCCGAACTCGAAGCGTGCGGCTGGTACGTGCGCACGAAGCGCACCGACGTCGACACGGCTGGCTGGCTCGTCGCCGACTGCTCGACCGTGCCGCACGGCAAGGAATACGCGCGGCTGTTCGCGGCGTCGCCGGCGATGCTCGCTGCGCTGTCGGGCCTCTACGAACTCGTCTCGACGCTCAGCGTGCCGGACGAAAAATACCTTCGCGTGACGGAAGCGGCCGCAGCTATCGCGCTCGCTACGCAGGCGCCCGAGGCTGCGCCGACGGCGGTACGGCACGTGACGATCGCTGGGGAGGGTCTGTGATGGCCTCGAATCTCATGCCGCTCGAAGCCGAGCTCGCAGACGTCGTGAAGCGGCAGCACACCACGATCGATCGATTGCTCGCGATGCTGATCCAGCGTGATCCCGACTTCCTTCCGACGCAAGACGCCATGTTTGCGCTGCATACCGCACGCGACGCGCTGAACGTGCTCGACAAAGTGACCGCGAAACGGGAGGTTTCGTGATGCGCGCCCCTCTCAACAGCCCAACGCCTGTATTGCGCGGTTACAGCCGATCGGTTGTATCGCGCGCGCGATACGTGCTCGAAGGATCTGCATGGGCGGCCGCATACGGCGTCGCGATCGGCCTCCTATGGTACGGCGCGCTCGTCGCCGGACCGTATCTGCGGAGTCTGGGATGAAACGCCTGCTCCGCAACATCGGCGAGCTGTTCGCCCTCTGGATCGTCGTCGCGACGATCCTATTCCTGATCGTATGGCTCGTGCTGCCGCAGCTCGGCATCACGGCCGACGACGACCGTGCTGTTTCCGTTGTTCATTCCCACGAGGCCTGACCATGAGCATCATTCCCGCCATCGACATGATCCCCGTCGAATCGTCGCAGATTCACAGCATCGGCTACGACGAGCAGACACAGACGCTCGCAATCCGCTTCAAGGACCGCGCGACCGGCGCGCCGACGTCGCTCTACCACTACGACAACGCAACGCCCGCGAACTTCGCGGCGCTGCGCGGCGCCGAGTCGATCGGTTCGCACTTCTACAAACACATCAAGCCACACGTCGATCGCTTTCCATATCGCTGCATCGAGAAATCGCCGGCTGCCGAGCAGGCATAACGCGCCCTCCAGAAACACCTTCATCACCCGCAGAGGAACACATGTCCGATATCCGCCAAGTCGCCACGCAACGAACCAGCCTCGTCGCAAAGTTCGCCGACAAGTACGGCGTTGACGCGAACAAAATGCTCGACACGCTGAAATCGACCGCATTCAAGCAACAAGGCGATCGAGAGGTCAGCAACGAGCAGATGGCTGCGCTGCTGATCGTCGCCGATCAGTACGGCCTCAACCCGTTCACGAAGGAAATCTATGCCTTCCCCGACAAAGGCGGCATCGTTCCGGTGGTAGGGGTCGATGGCTGGGCCCGCATCGTCAACGAACATCCGCAATGCGACGGTTTCGAGTTCATCTATGCCGACAAGAAGACCGATTTCAGCGGCAAACAGGTGCCGGAATGGATGGAGGTTCGCATCTATCGCAAGGACCGCCAACGGCCGGTGATCGTGCGCGAATACTTCGAGGAAGTCGTGCGCAAGGGCATGCAGCCGTGGCAGTCGCACCCGAACCGGATGCTGCGTCACAAGACGTTCGTACAGGGCGCGCGCCTCGCGTTCGGCTTCGCTGGTGTGTTCGATGAGGATGAAGGCCAGCGCATTGCCGAACGCGATATGGGTCCGGCGCAGGTCGTCGATGTGCCGCAGCCGCAATCGAAGAGCGCGCGCACCGCGGCGCCGGCGATTACCCAAGCCGATAGCGACGGTGTGATTGATTTCCCGACGCAACGCCAGACCGAACCCGCGCAACAAGCCGCGTCCGCGCCGCAACGTGCGCCGCGCCGCGCCGCGCAATCTGCGCAGCAGCAGACTGCAGCGCGCGAACCGGGCGCCGACGATGAGCCGTTCGAACAGGGCACGCCGGCGGCCGGAACGCCCGCGAGCGAAAGCGTGATGCGCATCCTGAAGACGAAGATGGAACAGGCCGCGCTCGGCGAAGCAGACCTGCGCAAGCGCTTCGGCTTCGGCTACGACGGCGTGACGATGGCGAATTACAACGAGATCGTCGCCTGGATCGAAGACCCGATGGTGGGTTCGTGATGGCTGAGCTGCTTTTCGATCCGGTCGACCACGTCTACACCGTCGCGGGCAAGCGCGTACCGAGCGTGACGCAGATCCTCGCGCCGCTCGTTGACTACTCGATGGTGCCGCGCGAGACGCTCGAGCGCGCGCGGCAGCTCGGCTCCGCAGTGCATCGCATGACCGAGCTCTACGACCTTGACGATCTGGATATGGACAACCTCGCGGACGAGCTCCGGCCGTACCTCACGGCGTGGATCAAGTTCCGCGCGGAGACGGGATTCGTGCCCGAGACGATCGAAAAGCGGCTCTTCCATCCGGCCCTGCGCTTCGCCGGCACTCCCGACCGTTCGGGTCTGATCCGCGGCCGGCGTGCGGTGATCGACCTGAAGAAGATGCTGACGCTCGGGCCGGCGATCGGCCTGCAACTGGCGGCGTACAGCGAACTCTTCGCGAAAAACGGCACGCAGATCGAGGATCGCTACGGTCTCGGGCTGCGCGCCGACGGCACCTACCGGCTGGTGCCGTTCACCGACAAAGGCGACTGGCCGGTGTTCCTGTCGCTCCTCACCCTCCGCAACTGGAAAGAAAAAAATGGACACTCAACCGCTGGTGAATCTGCAAGTTCCGCGTCCTGAAGACGCATTGTTCAAAGGTGCCGAGCGCGCGCTCGCGAGCGCGAAGGCGTTCGAGATCGACTGCGCGGAAGTGCGCGACCTTGCCGTGCAGGACCTGACGAAGATCAAAGGCCTGCAGAAGGATCTCGATACGAAGCGCAAGGCGATCACGCAGCCGATCGATGCCGCGAAGAAAGCCGTGATGGATCTCTTCCGCGCGCCGACCGATTATCTCGAGCAGGCCGAGGCGCTCCTGAAGAAGGCGATCCAGGGCTACGACCGAGAGCAAGAACGGTTGCGCATCGCCGAGCAGGCACGCCTCGAGGAAGCAGCGCGGCAGGAGCGCGCGCGCATGGAAGCCGAAGCAGCGGCGCGCGAAGCCGCAGCCCAAGCCGAAGCGCAGCGAATCCAGCATGAAGCGGAGCAAGCGGCGGCCGCCGGCGACGTTGAAACGGCCGCGCGGTTGAACGCCGAGGCCGAAAGCCGCGTCGAGCAAGGTGCCGCCGAAGCGGCCACGCTGCAGCAGACAGCGACGCTGATCACCGCGCCGGTCGTGGCGGCCGCGCCGCAGACGAAGGGCGTCTCGACGAGAAAGGTCTGGAAGGCCGAGATCAGCGACAAACTGGCGCTCGTCCGCTATGTCGCCGCGCATCCGGAATACGTCGATCTGCTCGACGCGAACATGCCGGCCATCAACAAGATTGCACTCGCGCTGAAGGCAAACTGCCCGCTCGATGGCGTGCGCGTGTTCGAAGACAACGTGCTCGCGGCGAGGGCTGCATGATGCGTCAGATTGTCATCACATTCGACAACGACCGCGGCTATGCAGTCACCGAAAGCGGGCGCACGGCAGATCATCTCCAATGGGACGAAATGCTGGGTCAAATCGCGGCGCTCACACATCCGAAACTCGGCACTCCGCGTTACACGATGTTGACCGTCGAGGAATACACCGCATACGAAGACAAGTATCAAACGTCTCCCGAAGAACGCCTGCAGTTCGACGAACGAGGTATTCCGAAATGACCGTCGACAGCCCGATCTTTCGCATGCTGCGCGAGATCCGCGACGCGGACATGACACTGATCGACCGCGAACTGCTGCGGCCGGCGTTCGCCGCGCTCGACGGCGGCCCCGTCATCCCGCTCCCCGATCGCGTCATCGCGCGCGTGCGCGACATCCTCGCGCAGCTCGCAAGCGGCACGAAGACCATCTATCAGCTCGCATTCGCGCTTGGCGTTCAGCCTGCCGTTCTTCAATGTCGAGTCGACATGCTCTTTTATTCGGGCCGCGTTCGTATCGACTTGCGATGTACGAATGATCTTGGCTATTGCCTCGCACCGGCCGAACCACCGCCGCGAGCGACGCTCGATACACCGGTAGGTGAGCGACGCACCGGCCCGAACCTTCAATCGACGCTTGCCGGATACGATCGCGAATTCACGTGCCGTCGAGAACTTGCTATGGCGACGAGGACGCGATGAGCAAAATGAGAAAACAGTCGCCAGAGCGCACGTGCTCGTGGACGCCCGTAGACTGCAGATCGGATATCTGGGAGACGTCCTGCGGTAAGGATGTCGCGCTCGACGATACGCCGCAGGAATACGGCATGTGCTACTGCTGCTATTGCGGTGGCAGGCTAAACGGAATTGCCTACCAAGGGAATGAGAAGTGTGAGGCGCGCCGCACCACGCCCGACAGGGAGGCGATAACGAAGCTTGCCGAGATCAACGGTCAGCTTCGCGAGCAGATCGAACGCTACCAAGCCGTCTGCGCTGCCGCATACCAGCTTGTTTGTGTGGTCGATGGACCATTGCGCTTTCTGGATGCATTGAGCAATGCGGCCAATGGCGAACCGATGAGCACGGAGGATGCGTTAAATCTGCTGCCGGTGACGCTGGACGAGTGCGATTCCTTCAGGACCGCCCCCACTAGCGATAAGGGAGGTGCGTGATGGCCGAGAACTTCGTGCATATCCATGCTCCCGCGCCGATCGAGGAATGCTGCCAGGTCAATTTATGCCCGACGTGCGAACGTCCTCGCCGCATGTTCGTTCGGTACTTCGAATGGTATGGCCAGTCGGTGACGTGTGCCGGGTGCGGCGAGGAATGGCAGGACGGCTACCAGTCGGAGCGCCCATTGATGCGTGGCTGGCGCAAGAAAAACATCCAGTACGCTATCCGCAACCTCGAAAGAATCGGAGTGAAAGCATGATCGACCAAAACAAGATGCGGGCGCTGGCGGCACATCTCCGGGGGCCTTTTGGCTATTGTACGGATTTATCTGAAGAAGCCGCCGACGCCATCGACCTCCTACTGGCAGAGGTGGAAGCCGCTGCGGCGGATAAGCGGAATGCCTTGGCGTTCCGCGATCTTATGGCGGCCGTTATTCGCAATATCAACCACGGCGAGTATAACCGGCCGTATCGCGGAATCGAGAATGCACCGGGTCATGCTCACGACATGCCGGGGATTTGGGATTCTGACAACGGCGCGAAAGCCGGAACACAATGCGCATGGTGCGCTACGTGGAATGCGGCTCGTGCCGCCCTCGCGCAACGACAGGGAGAAGGATCGTGACTACACGAACGAAAGAAGAAGAGCGCCTGATGAGCCAGATTGCGAATTTGGAGGCAGAGTTGAATCGAAAACGTGAACTCTTGCGCGAAGAACGAGAGCGGAACTGCGGCGTTCGGATTGGAGATATCGTTCTTTACCGCGGCGAAGAATACCGGGTCACTGAGATCGATCCTCAACCATATGGTGGAGCATGGGTAAGGGGTAATCCTAAGAAGAAGAACGGGGAGTTCGGTAACCAAATCCGAGCACTTTACAACAGATGGACGCATACAAGTCGCCGCGCCCCTGCTAGTGAGGAAGAGCAGAAATGACCAAATACGAAAAACTCGACGCGATGATCGTGGCGCAGATCGACGATACCCCGCGCTCATTCACTCACCTGCGCGGATGCCGTGCGCTGATAGCCGAATGCGAACGGCACGCCAAAGAAGCCGGGACCAAGCGATCGCCCTACGGCGTCGACGATTGGCGTGTTCTTGATCGTCGACTCCAGGCTCTGCGCAAAGCCGGCAAGATCAAGGCGACTGGCAAGGGATGGGTTCGTGCGGGGATTGAATCATGACCAGCCGCCGCGTCGAGCTAGCCATGACCACAAGGGGAAAATGATGAAAGCACTTCGAATGAAAGACATCGTCGACAAGGTCGGTCTCGGCCAATCGACGCTCTACCGCATGATCGCGGCCGGCACGTTTCCGAAACCGTTCGAACTCGTGCCGGGGCGCACGGCGTGGCTGGAGGAGGACATTGACGCGTGGCTGGCAGAAAAAGCCGGGAAGAAGTCGGCCGCTGAAAGGCCGGACGACAACAACGTCACGCAGTCGTCTGCGCAGACTATCGCGTAAATGGCATCACGATCGCGGTCTGACCCGCGCAGTACCGCGCCCAGTCCTCCATCATCCCGCGCCGGCGCTCGAGCATATCTCGGCGCCGGTATGCGGAAACGGTCGTCGACGAGATCGTGTGCGCGAGCGCCTGCTCGGCGAGTGAATCGGGATAGTCTGTGCAGTCCGCAATCCAATCCCGAAACGTCGAACGGAACCCGTGCACTGTGATGTCGCTGCGGTCCATGCGGCGCAGCAACAGGAGCATCGCCATATTCGACAGCGGGCGCCCCTCCTTGTACCCCGGAAACAGCCATCCCCACTTTGCCTTTGTCGCGATCTGCATGCGCACGAGCTCGACGGCTTCGTCGCACAGGGGCACGCGCAGCTCCTGCTCTGCTTTCATCCGGTCACCCGGAATTGTCCAGACGCGCGCATCGAGGTCGAACTCCTCAGGCCGCGCGAACAATACTTCATTCGTGCGCGTCGCCGTGAGGATCAGCAGACGCAGCGCCTGCGCGGCGCGCTTGGGGCGCTGGCGCAGCGCCGCGAAAAACGCGGGCATCTCCTCCCACGACAGCGCCGGGTGATGCTTCACGCTGTTGCGCTTCTTCACCCGCGGCAGCACGCGATCGAGGTGGTCGACGTAGCGCGCCGGGTTGTCGCCTGTCCGGTGGCCGAGCACTGTCTCGGCATCGAGGATCGCTTTCACGCGCCCGCGCACGCGCCGCGCCGTCTCGCCCTTCTTCATCCAGATCGGCTGCAGGATGCGCACGATCATTTCCGTGTCGATGTCGCGCACGTCGATATCGCCGATCACGGGATAGGCGTAGGCTTCCAGGGTGGATGTCCACTGCTTCGCATGTTTCGTGTTGCGCCAGCCCGACGCGCGATCGGCGATGAATGCCTCGGCCGCCTGCCTGAACGTCACGCCGGGCGCCCCCTCGGCGGCCCGCATGACCTGCGCGCGCCGCCGCGCAGCGATCGGATCGATGCCATGCTTCACGCTCGCGCGGCAGTCTGCCGCTACCTTGCGCGCCGCGGCGAGCGGCAACACCGACAGCGAGCCGAGGCCCATCTCCCGCGCGCGGCCGGCGAGCGAGAAGCGGTAGATCCATGACCGCGATCCGCTCGCGCTGATCTGCAAGTACAGGCCGCCGCCGTCAGCGTAATATCCCGGGTCAACGAGCTTGCCAATGCCGAGCGCGGTCAATCGATTCATCTGACGCGACGCCAT